CAACTTATTACACACAAACAACATAAGGAGTAAAAATGCCAACAACAGTAATAACTGGGCGCGATGTCACCTTTACTATTGGTGGCAATAATTACGACGCGCAAGCAACCAGTGCCGTGCTATCTAACGACCCAACAATTGAAACGTACCAGACTTTAGACGGCAAGGTCTACCGTCACATTGATGATCAATTTTCTTTTGACGTTGAAATGCTTGCGGACTGGGGCGCTACTGGTTCATTGTGCGAAGGTCTATGGAACGCAACAGAATCAGCACCAAACACAGGAATTACTACCGTTCTAACTGCTGCAAGCGGTGCGACATTCACATTCCAAATTTTGCCAGCGTTCCCAAGCGCGGGCGGTACTGCACCAGACGCGCAAACCGTGTCATTATCATTCACCGTTATCGGCACACCAGCCGAAGCGTTCTAACACAAACAATCGGGAGACAAAATGAAACTACCAATTACAATCGAATTCACCAGCGGTGAGCAAGCAACATTTGTTGCTGCTCCCCCTGAGTGGGTTCGTTGGGAAAAGCACACAGGCAACACCATTGCACAGGCGCAAGACAAAATCGGAATTTCCGATCTTATTTTTCTTGCTTATTATGCAATGAAACGTGAAGCAGCGGGTAAGCCAATCAAAACCCTAGAGGTTTGGACTGAAACCATTGCGGACGTGGTTGTCGGTGAAGCAAGCCCAAAAGTTATCCCGTCGGAAGTCTAAGCCGAATAGTTTGGGAAGTAGCCCTTGCAACGGGGCTACACCCAAACGATTTCGAAAGTGCAGAGGACATTCTGACAGTTATTGAAATCCTAGAGAGGCGCAACAATGGCAAGTGAGGCAATCACTTATGACAAAGCCGAATTGCGTTCAATTACGCGTTCATTCAAAGCAATGGACGACAAAGCAATTTCGCAAGCAAAAGAAACATCAAGCGCGCTTGCTGATTTTGTCCGTGGCAAGATCATCACCGCAGCCAATAACGTCACGCGTAACCGTTTGGACAACAAAATTGCTGAAGGTTCAAAAGTTTCCAAATCATCAAAAATTGGCGAAATCAGTTTTGGTTTTGCTGGTCAAAAATTAAGCGGTGGTGGTACGACCCAACAATTGTGGGGCGGTTCAGAATTCGGTTCAAATCGCTATAAGCAATTTCCAGTTTGGTCAGGGCGTGAGGGTCGCGGGTCGCGCGGTTGGTTTATTTATCCAACATTGCGATCAGTTCAGCCCGAAATTGTTGCACGCTGGAATGAATCATTTTCTAAGATAGTTAAGGAGTTTGACTAATGGCTGGAAGTCGTACACTCAAACTCTCCATTCTTGGAGACGTTGACAATCTTAACAAATCTTTGAAAACAGCCACAACGGACGTTGAAACTTTTGGCGATAAGGTCGGTAAGGTCGGCAAGGTTGTTGGTGCGGCGTTTGCCGCCGCCGCCGCCGCTGCTGGCGCTTACGCGGTAAAAATTGGCATTGACGGCGTTAAGGCTGCATTGGAAGATGAAAAAGCCCAGCGAATTCTTGCCCTGACTTTAGAAAACACAACGAACGCAACAAAAGCACAAATTGCGGCAGTTGAGGATTACATCACCGAAGTTGCACTTGCAACGGGTGTCACGGACGATCAATTGCGCCCAGCCTTGTCTCGTTTGGTTCGTTCCACAAAGGACACGGAAGAAGCGCAAAAATTACTTAGTTTGGCGTTAGACATTAGTTCGGCAACCGGCAAACCGTTGGAAGCAATTGCCAATTCGTTAGGTAAAGCCTATGACGGAAACACAAACGCTTTAGGCAAATTAGGTTTGGGCATTGACCAATCTATTTTGAAAACTAAAGATTTTAACAAAGTTTATGATTCACTGAGAACATCATTTGCGGGATTTTCTGAGCAAGAAGCAAACACGTTTCAAGGTCGTTTAGAACGTTTGAACGTGGCGTTCGACGAAGCAAAAGAAACAATTGGTTTTGCGTTGCTACCAATTCTTTCAAAGTTGATTACTTTCATTAACGACAATGCACTGCCTGTAATCAACGCATTTGCCAACGCGTTTGGCAATGAAGGCAATGGTGTTGGAAATGTTATTGGCACGCTTGGCAACATAATTACAAAAACATTCCAACCAATTATTCAAGGATTAGTCAAAGCATTTAATTTTGTCAAAGACGCTATTGGCGAGAATCTTGGTGCATTTCAAGAATTCGGTGGTTACATTTCAAAGTATCTTGCGCCAATTATCGGCACAGTTTTAGGCGGTGCGCTCACCGTCGTGGGTAAAATTGCAGGGGGCGTTATTGACGTTATTGGAGCGGTTATCAAAACATTGAATGTTTTAATTTCTGGTGCAATTGCTGGAATTAACGGTTTGATTTCTGCTTACAATTTTGCCAACAATCTTTTTGGTGGAAAAGACATTAAGCCAATTGCAGCACCGACAATTAGCATTCCAAAAACCTCATCAACTTCGACTACGCTTCCAAACGTGACAGTTCCGTCAAACCCAACAATTTCGGGTGTTACCGCTGCGGCGGCTGCTGCTTCGGCTGCAAGTAATAACATTGTCAGCGGTTCATTTAACGCTGGTCGATTTAGACAAGCCGAAGCCGCTTCAATGGGGACTACAATCAATTTAACGGTTACTGGTGCGTTTGACAAGGAAGGCACTGCCCGCACAATTGTTGAAACTTTGAATAATTCTGCCTACCGTGGCACGGGCGGCGCTGGAAACTTAGTTGCATTATGACCCAATGGAATCCCGTTTGGAAGGTAACAATAGACGGCGTTGACTATACAAATGCCGTTCTTGCAAACCTGACTATTCGCAGCGGTCGTGTGAACATTTATGAACAAGCCCAAGCAGGTTATGTCAATCTTCAATTGATCGACATTTCACAAAGCACAATTCCAGTTTACATAAATTCAACAATTTCTGTTCAAATCAAAGACACATCAAACGTTTTCATTTCAATTTTTGGTGGGAACGTCGTGGACATTGGGTTGGAAGTGCGCGACGTAGGTTCAACAACTTTCACCCAGACTTACTCAATTACCGCATTGGGCGCACTGGCACGTTTGCCAAAAGCATTGACCAACGGTGTGCTTTCAAAAGAATTCGACGGCGATCAAATTTATGACATTTTGAGCGACGTGTTATTTAATACTTGGGCGCAAGTTGCGGGGTCACTTACTTGGGCAACTTACACCCCAGCGGGGACAACTTGGGCAAACGCAGAAAATAATGGTTTGGGTGAAATTGACCGCCCCGGAAATTACGAATTAGCAGCCCGTTCAAGTGATCGAATCGACGTGTATTCGCTGGTTTCGGCATTGGCAACTTCAGGTCTTGGGTACATTTACGAGGACGCACAAGGTCGAATTGGTTATGCCGATTCAACGCACCGCACCCAGTACCTTGCAGCCAACGGTTACGTCGATCTTGACGCAAACCATGCCCGCGCGGCTGGATTGCGAATTGAAACCCGCGTGGGTGACGTTCGGAATTCTCTTACAATCAAATACGGCGCAACCAGCAGCAGTGAAGTCAGTGCCAGCGACGCTGCGTCAATTGCCCTTTACGGAACGCTTGCCCAAATTATTACGACAACCTTGCATAATTCAGCCGACGCAACTGACCAAGCAAACTTTTATCTTTCACTGCGTGCCAACCCTGAACCAATTTTCAGCGACGTGACTTTTGATCTAACAAACCCAGAATTGGACGACGCAGACCGAGATAACCTTTTGGGCGTTTTTATGGGTGAAGCCATTGCCCTAAACAATTTACCGCTCAACATGAATTCAGGAACGTTTCAAGGCTTTGTCGAGGGTTGGTCGTTTCAGGCTTCGTACAATCAACTTTCGGTGACCTTGCTACTTTCACCGCTTGCTTACTCATTACAGGCAATGCGTTGGAATGACGTACCAATAACGGAACGTTGGAATAGCGTGTCGCCGACATTAGACTGGGAAAATGCGACAATTGTCGCCTAACGAAAGGAATCCAATTGAGCAATCCTACGAGCAACTTTAATTGGCAAATGCCGACGGCAAGTGATCTTGTCACGGACTTGCCAGCCGATTTTGAAGTTTTTGGTCAAGCCGTGGACACGTCACTGGCTGATCTTAAAGGCGGCACAACCAATCAAGTCTTGGCAAAAAATAGCAACGCGGACATGGATTTCAAATGGGTGGCGGATAGTGCGGGCATGACAAACCCAATGACAACAACAGGCGACACAATTTATTCATCAAGCGGTTCAACACCAGCGCGGTTAGGCATTGGCAGCACTGGACAGGTGATGACAGTTGCGGGCGGAATTCCAAGTTGGGCTACACCTGCGGGCGGCGGTGCTAACTGGTCTTTGCTTAACACAGGTGGCACTGCATTGACAGGTGCTTCAACGATTACTGTGTCAGGTATTTCTGGCCAAGATAAAATAATGGTGTTAATTGACAATGCTTCAGGTGTATCTGCTGAGTGTAATGTCAACATTAGATTTAACGGCGATACTGCTAATAATTATTATCGTTACGGTTATTTTAACTATTTTGGTTCAACTTATGCTGGATCCAATTTTGGCAGACTGTCTAACAATTCGTCTGGCATCATAATTGGAAAAACAAGCACAGATGAAACAACTCAGGTTGCGGGTTATTGTTTAGTGAC